TGGAAAGATGAATATCTTACAATTATCTTTAGTGTACCAATGATTCTAGCTTTTGTTCCGGGTATGGAAAACATCGTACAGCGGGGCTTTGAGCAACTACAGTCTATGCCTGAGTGGTATCAGTATTCTTTGGGGTGTGTGGTTGCTGCCAGCTTTGGTATTAGAGGTGCCACTAAACTATTTAGTAAAAAGTAGTTGACATTAAAGTTAAACTAGATACAATGAAGGAAATATAGTGTCTTTAAGTGACTCTGAAAAAGCAAAACTAAAAACGTTTGGGTTAGCGGGTTTAAATAAGCCTAAGCGTACACCTAAACACTCTACAAAAAAAGCTATTGTTGCAGTGAGGGACAATGACAAAGTTAAAATCATACGCTTTGGCGATCAAAAGATGGGTCACAACTATTCTCCTGAAGCTCGTAAATCTTTTAAAGCGCGCCACGCTAAAAATATTAAGCGGGGCAAAACGTCTGCTGCGTACTGGGCGGATAAAGTTTTTTGGGCTGGTAAAAGCGGTAGTACAAAGAATCCGCCTAAAAGCCAAAAGCATAAAAAGGGCATGGCGTAATGGGTAAACAGCTAACAGATAAGCAACAGAAATTTGTTGATGTTCTTTTTAGTGAGGCTGAAGGAGATTTACAAAAAGCTAAGCACTTGGCTGGTTATTCTCCAAACGTAGCCTTGCATCAGGTAGTAAATAGTGTTAAAGAGGAGGTCATTGAGGCTACTAAAACTTTTATGGCTTTCAATGCACCCAAAGCAGCTTTTGCTATTGTATCAGGGGTTGATACACCAACGCAATTAGGTATGCGAGACAAGCTAAATGCAGCCAAAGATTTGCTGGATCGAACAGGAATTGTTAAAACAGAAAAGGTAGAGGTTCAATCTGCGGGTGGTCTTATGATTCTTCCTGCTAAAGACGAACCTATTGAAGATGACGACGAAGACTAAGTACTCACTACCTCAAGTAGGAACTTATACACTACCTCAACCGTTAGATATACAAGAAGATGGTGAGTGGGTAGCTCTACCTCGTGTTGCTCGGACTATACCTTTTGGTTATAGAGTAGACAAAGATATTGACGATAAAATTTTGTTACCTATTAAACAAGAGTTAGATGCGTTAGCCTTAGCTAAAAAACATCTTAAAAAATATTCTTATCGTGAGGTTACAAACTGGCTTATTACCGAAACAGGTAGAAACATTTCTCATGTAGGCTTAATGAAACGAGTAAAGAATGAGCGAAAACGTAAGAACAAAGCTAATATCCTCCGCAAATGGGCAGCTTATGCCGAAGCGGCGCTCGCCAAAGCGGAAGAGCTTGAAAAAGAAAGGCTCTCGTCCAGAACCTGTTCGTAATGCTGTTGAGTGGGTAGCAAAAGAAGAAGAAGCTAACCCAGAAGTAGAAGTACAAGAAGAACAAAACATTGTCTTCCAACCTAACGAAGGGCCACAAACAGACTTTTTAAAATCTGCTGATCGTGAAGTTTTATTTGGTGGTGCCGCAGGTGGCGGAAAATCGTTTGCCATGCTAGCTGATCCTTTACGGTATATGGGTCATCCGTCCTTTAGTGGTTTGTTGTTGCGGCATACAACTGAAGAACTACGTGAACTAATTGTTAAGTCACAAGAGTTGTACCCTAAAGTATTTAAAGGTATTAAGTGGTCAGAGCGAAAAATGCAGTGGACTGCCCCGTCAGGTGCAAGACTGTGGATGTCTTATCTAGATAAGGACGAAGATGTAAGGCGCTATCAGGGGCTAGCATTTAGTTGGATAGGGTTTGACGAATTGACTCAGTGGGCTACACCTTATTCGTGGAACTACATGCGTTCTAGGCTTCGCTCTACTGCACCTGACTTGCCTGTTTACATGCGGGCTACTACGAATCCGGGCGGCAGAGGTCATAGCTGGGTAAAGAAGATGTTTATAGACCCGTCTGTGCCTAATCATAGCTTTAAAGCTACGGACATTGAAACAGGAGAAGCACTTAAATATCCATCAGGCCACGCTAAAGCAGGGAAATCTTTATTTCAACGTCGTTTTATTCCTTCTAAGCTTAGTGATAATCCTTATCTAGCAGAGGGTGGCGATTACGAAGCTATGCTTTTGTCTCTGCCAGAACAACAGAGACGCAGGTTACTAGATGGTGATTGGGACATTGCAGAAGGTGCAGCCTTTACAGAGTTTGATAGAAATATTCATGTTGTTGAACCCTTTTCTATACCCTCTAATTGGATTAAGTTTCGAGCATGTGACTATGGTTACGGATCATACAGCGGAGTAGTTTGGTTTGCAGTAGGCCCAGACGAACAGTTGATTGTGTATCGTGAACTTTACGTATCTAAAGTGTTGGCTAAAGATTTAGCTAATATGATTCTTGAACTAGAAGCAGGCGATGGCAATGTAGCATATGGTGTACTAGATAGTTCTTTGTGGCATAACAGGGGTGATACAGGGCCAAGCCTTGCAGAGCAGATGATTCGTGAGGGTTGTAGGTGGAGACCTTCTGATAGGAGTAAAGGCTCTCGTGTTGCAGGAAAAAACGAAATACACCGTAGGCTTCAGATTGATGATTTTACTGAAGAGCCTCGTTTAGTATTTTTTAATAACTGCACAAATATAATCTCTCAGTTACCTGCATTACCACTCGACAAAAAGAATCCTGAAGATATTGACACTAATGCAGAAGATCACTTGTATGACGCGATGAGATATGGTATAATGTCAAGACCTCGTTTTAGTATTTTTGATTATGACCCTGCTCAGGGCGCACGAACCCCCGCTCCTGCTGATCCTATTTTTGGCTACTAATAAACTTTAAAGGATATCTACATGGAAGACAATGAACAAGATTACCTAATGGAAAATTCTCGGATAGCAATTGAAGATGCTGATTCAGAAGAGGACGGTTCTCGTGGGTCGTTGTCGGGTGTTGTTCGACATGTAACTGATAAATATGGTACTGCTCGTAGGTATCGCCGTACAGAAGAAGAGCGCTGGTTGCGCTCATGGCGAAACTATCGTGGTATTTACAACTCAAATGTTAAATTTACAGACGCTGAAAAATCACGTGTCTTTATTAAGGTTACTAAAACTAAAGTTCTAGCTGCTTACAATCAAATTGTAGATGTTCTGTTTGGTAATCAACGGTTTCCTCTTAGTATTGATCCTACTGTTTTACCTGATGGTGTAGAAGAAGTAGTACACTTTGATCCTAAAGATGTAGACTCTGTAAAACAAGAAGCTGGTGGTGCGGAAAATACTGAAAGTCCTTATGGGTTTGCTGGTGATGGTAAGGATTTGCCGCCCGGTGCAACAACGCAGTCTTTACAGCTTGGTAGTTTAGAAGAACAGTTGTCTGAGGCACCAAACCTTAAGAAGGGTGCAGGGCAAACAGCTTCCTCTGCGACATTTTATCCTGCTATGCTGGCTGCAAAAAAGATGCAGAAGAAAGTTCACGACCAGCTTGAAGAAAGTAATGCAGCACAACATCTTCGCAGCACAGCATTTGAAATGGCTTTGTTGGGTACAGGTGTACTAAAGGGTCCATTTGCTATTAATAAAGAGTACTCGAACTGGGATGATGAGGGTGTCTACAGCCCTACTACTAAAACTGTACCCCAGATTGGACATGTAAGTGTATGGAATTTTTATCCAGACCCAGACGCAAACAATATGGAAGAAGCTCAGTACATAGTTGAGAGGCACAAGTATAACCGTAGCCAGCTTCGTGATCTTAAAAAACGTCCTTTCTTTAGGGCTAATGTAATTGACACTTGTATTGAGATGGGAGAGGCTTATGTAAAGGAGTGGTGGGAAGATGACATTTCTGACGATGATCAGCACCACAGCATTGAGCGTTTTGAGGTACTAGAGTACTGGGGCATCATTGATACTGAGTTGCTTGAAAACGAAGATATAACTATTCCATCTGAATACAAAGACCTTGATCAGGTTCAGGCTAATGTTTGGGTTGTTAACAACCAAGTTATTCGTCTTGTTGTTAATCCTTTTAAACCTGTACGTATCCCGTATATGGCTGCTCCTTACGAACTAAACCCCTATAGCTTTTTTGGTGTAGGGCTTGCTGAGAACATGGACGACACTCAAACGCTTATGAACGGCTTTATGCGTATGGCAGTGGATAATGCTGTGTTGTCTGGTAATTTGATTCTAGAGGTAGACGAAACAAATCTTACTCCGGGTCAAGACCTTAATGTATACCCCGGTAAAGTTTTTAGGCGGCAGGGTGGCGCTCCGGGTCAAGCTATCTTTGGCACTAAGTTTCCTAATGTGTCCGGTGAAAACCTACAGTTGTTTGATAAATCTCGTCAGCTTGCAGATGAAAGCACAGGCTTCCCTTCGTTTGCACATGGGCAGACAGGCATAACAGGTGTTGGTCGTACTGCTAGTGGCATTAGTATGCTTATGGGTGCGGCATCAGGGGCTATTAAAGCAGTAATTAAAAACGTTGATGATTACATGCTTAAGCCTTTGGGCGAAGGCTTGTTTCAGTTTAACATGCAGTTCGACTTTGAT